GCATAGAAACGCATCTGGCGGAGCAGAGGGTGGAAAAAGAGCACAGGGCTAATCACAGCCACTTAGAGGGGCTCCAGAAGCAAAGATTGGACTTACAGGAAAGTTATGATAGGTTTGGCCGCAAGACTAATGCGGATAGACCGCAGGGAACGAAGTTAAACATAGAGGTTTGACATGGAAAAATTACTGGCTTGGAAAATTATGCCCCGGCTTATGATGGCCGTTATGACGGTAATGTACATTCGCGTTTTGGAGTGGGGGATGAGTCTTGACGACTTGTCAACGCAACAATCTGCAATGATTAGCATCTGCTCGGGGGCCATGACGGGCGCGTTTGCCGTATGGTTAGGATCTGAGAAATGAGCATTTTTACAGCCGCATTAGGACCAATAGCCAATCTTGCTGGATCATGGCTGCAAGGTAAAGCCGCTAATAATGCCGCCGCTGCGGAGTTGAAGCTCACAGAGGCCAAGGCGAAAGCGCAGATACTGTTGTCAAAAGAGACAAGCGTTGCCGACTGGGAGCGCATTATGGCAGAGGGTGCTAAGTCAAGCTGGAAAGACGAATGGTTCGTAATTGTCCTGTCTATTCCTTTGATTTTAGCGTTTATTCCAGGCGCTGAAGGCTGGGTTGACCGTGGGTTCGAGCAGCTTTCCAAAGCGCCGGACTGGTATTTTTACAGCCTTGGAATTGCAATTTCAGCCAGTTTCGGTGTGCGCGGAGCACAGGCATTCTTTAAGAGGAAGTAACATGAGCGAGTTTAAGTTAAGTAGACGTAGCCTTGACAGGCTTGAGGGTATTGATGACGGATTACAGGCTGTGATCAAGATGGCTATAACTTTGACTAAGACTGATTTCGGTGTGGTTCAGGGTATGAGAACCATCGAGCAGCAGAAAGAGCTTGTTGCCAAGGGTGCCAGTCAGACGATGAAGTCTAAGCACCTTGAGGGTAAGGCTTTTGATATTATGGCCTTCATAAATGGGAGGGCGAGTTGGGAACTGTCTGTTTATGATGATCTTGCTGATGCGATCAAAGAAGCGGCAACTCAGCTAAATGTTCCTATATGCTGGGGTGCGGCATGGGGCACACCTGAGATGCCGTATCCAATGGATATTCGCAAGTGGGAAGGTACGATGGAAGAAGCAATGAATGCGTATATAGACTTACGCAGGTCACAGGGTCGTCGTCCGTTTATCGATGGTCCACACTTTGAACTTATAGATTAGGACAGCCAATGCCACAGAAAAGAAAACCAAGTTTTACCCGAGAGCAGCTAGATCGGTTTATGTCTGGTGCGACAGGCGCGGAAGCCATGGGTCACACGAAGAGCCCTGGGGCTGGAAAACAGGGATTTATGGCGCAAGAGGTGGAGAAGTTGTTGCGTAAAAACCCAGAGATTTTTGAGGATATGCTCGACGACAAAACTCAAAAGTTTTCTATGGGTGGGGATGTCCGTAGCAACTCCAAACGAGGGAAGACGTACTAATGCCTACAATTATGATCAGCATTTTACCGGATGGTATACCTGTCGATACGATGACAGAGAATGAGGAGGGCAGTTCTTGCCCTCTTCCTACTCAGGACGAAGACATGAACATGGAAAACCGTGACATGGCGAGGTACGAGTATAACTACCGTGAGCCTAATACCTCTGTGGCATTTCGCAATGACGAAAGCTGTGGAACTTGCGGGATGTATAACCAGACAGAGGACATGCAAGAGTGCATTGGGGATGAGTCTGGAGACACTGGGTATTGCCAATTGCTCAAATTCGTGTGTAGTAGTCAGAACACATGTGACGAGTGGGCAGAGGGTGGTCCGATTACATCCGACCTACAAGGAGAATACAAGGATAACTTATAATGGATGTTGTCGACTGGGCAAAGTACATGTATAAGAAACTTGAAGAGCAGGAGAAAGCGATTTCCGATGCTCTTGCAAGTGGCGCTGTCAAAGACTGGGAGCAGTACAAAATGTCTGTAGGAGAGATACGGGGCCTCTCTTTTGCGCGAGAAGAAATTAAGGCCCTGCTGGAGAGAAACGTAGACGATGTCGAAGACCTTATATCTTCCTGAACACGTTGCGCAGAAAATTAACAAGGAGAAGGGGGAGGCGAAAGCCGAACCGGAGTCTTTGAAAAGCGCATATGTTGACGCTAATGAACGGGTGCTAGACCCGTCCCTTTTAGACAAGCCTCTACTCGAACGTCTCCCGCAGCCTACTGGTTGGCGGGTTTTAGTTATGCCTTATCAAGGTAAAGCTAAGACAACGAGTGGTTTATACATTCCTGATGAGATCCGAGAGCGCGAATCTGTGGCTACTGTTGTGGCTTATGTGATGAAGCTCGGTCCCTTAGCATACAAAGACACTGATAAGTTTGGTCCAGAGGGAGAACCCTGGTGCGAAGAAGGTCAGTGGGTGTGTATTGGTAGGTACTCTGGATCTCGATTTAAGATCGATGGCGGTGAGGTTCGCATTATTAATGATGACGAAGTTATCGCAACGCTCTTAGAGCCGGACGATATCAAGCATGTATAGGAGGTAGGTTATGTCTGAAGAACAAGAACCGGAAGTTATTGTAGAGACTGAAGAGGAGACTCAGGCCGAGGCGCAAGAATCTCCTGAAAAGGTAGAAGAACCAGCGCAGGAGTCTGGGGAGTCGGAACTGGACTCGTATAGTAAGGGTGTCCAGAGTAGGATAAAGAAGCTCACGGAGAAGTATCGCCAAGAAGAGCGAGACAAAGCAGAGGCCGTTCGTCTTTCTCAGCAGCTGATTGAGGAAAACAAAAAGCTGAAGACCCGTGTTCAGTCCCTAGACTCAGGTTATCTGAACGAGTACGGAAACCGTTTAGAGTCCCAAACTGTATCTGCAAAGCAGTTATACAAAGAGGCTCATGAGTCCGGCGATACGGATAAGATGCTGGAAGCTCAAGAGTTAATTTCAAAAATCGCTGTAGAAAAGCAGAGATACGCATCGGCTAAAACGAAGGCGGAACAACAGGCTAAGTTGCAGGTTCAACGTCAACAGCAACAACCGCAGCCTCAAGCGCAGCCTCAAGCGCAGCCTCAACAGGCTCCTCCAGACCCTAAAGCGCAGGCTTGGGCGGAAAAGAATGCGTGGTTTGGAGATGATCGCGTCATGACGATGGCGGCGTTTGCAATCAACCAACAGCTTATCGAAGAAGAGGGGTTTGACCCGCAGACCGATGAGTATTATACTGCAATCGATAGTCGTATTCGTAGTGAGTTCCCTCACAAGTTCGAAACGCCTAAGAAATCGGGTGGAGGAAGTCAGGTCGCTTCCGCTGGTAACTCCGCATCCCGCAGCACTAAACAGGGGCGCAGGTCGGTCAAGCTGACGCATTCACAAGTAGCGATTGCTAAGAAGCTCGGCGTACCTCTTGAAGAATACGCTAAGTATGTGAAGGATTGAAAACATGGCTGATAGAAAACCTCGCGCAAGCGAAACCCGCGATACAGAAACGCGCAGAAAACCATGGGCACCGCCCAGTCACCTTTCCGCACCGCCCGCACCTGATGGGTTTGTGCATCGATGGATTCGAGTCGCAATGCGCGGCGAAGAAGACAAGATGAATGTTAATGCGAAACTTCGCGAAGGATGGGAACCCGTTCGTAAGGACGAGTATCCAGACTACGAAGCTCCAACTATCGACGATGGTCGTTACGAGGGCATTATCGGACAAGGTGGTCTAATGTTGTGCCGTATACCTGAAGAAACAGTAGCAGAACGAACTGCATATTACGGGGGCAGAACCCGCGAACAGATGACTGCTGTAGATCAGGACCTTATGAAGGAACAACATCCTTCAATGCCGATTCAGAATAATCGGCAAAGTCGTGTAACTTTCGGAGGCCGCGGACGCGACTCTGATTAAAATAGAGGATTGCTACAATGGCAAACACTAACGGTGCATTCGGACTTCGTCCGGTTGGCGTAGTCGGTCAGGCTGCGAACACCACTGGTGCGACCGAGTATCGTATCGCCTCTGGAAACACTAACGCGATCTATCAAGGTTCTCCTGTTATTCCGCTTTCAACTGGTTTTATTGACATAGTTGGCGCGGCAGCAGGGGGTACTGTAGGTCTGGTTGGTGTGTTCTGGGGATGCGAATACGTTTCGTCGACCAATGGTGAGAAGATTTTCTCAAACTACTGGCCCGGTTCTGGCGCGGATTCTAATCATCCTGTCAAAGCCTTCGTGTATGACAACCCAATGCAAACATTCGTCATCACGTCTGATGGTACATTGACAAGCGAAGCAACTGCTCGTGGTCATGTATTTGCAAACGCTAACTTTGCGACAGGTGCAAGTGGTTCAACAACCACAGGTATTTCGTCTGCTAAACTAGCCGTGGGCACAATCGCCGCCACCGCTGCGCTACATTTGCGTATCATGGGGATTCAGGACGATCCTGAGAACCAAGACTTTACAGCGGCTGGTATTCCATTAATTGTTCGACTGAATAACAGTTTCAATTCCGCCAACGGCGCGATTGTGGCTGGTACTCCTTCGACTACTGGCGTTTAAGGAGGTCTAACAAATGGCTATTTCACGCGCACAATTAGCGAAAGAGCTAGAACCGGGCCTCAACGCGCTGTTTGGTATGGAGTACTCTCGGTACGAAAACCAACACGCAGAGATCTTTACAACAGAGTCTTCTGATCGAGCATTCGAAGAGGAAGTGATGTTGTCTGGTTTCGGCGCAGCACCGACCAAAGGGGAAGGTTCTGCAATTAACTTTGACGACGCTAACGAAGCATACACTGCTCGTTACAACCACGAAACAGTGGCGCTGGCATTCTCAATAACTGAGGAAGCTATCGAAGACAATCTTTATGATCGTCTTGGTTCGCGTTACACTCGTGCGTTGGCTCGTTCAATGGCACACTCAAAGCAAGTTAAGGCTGCTGCAGTTCTTAACAACGCCTTCACCGCTGGCGCATCTGCTGGTGGCGACGGAGTTGCTTTGTGTGCAACTAACCACCCACTTACTTCCGGTGGTACGTTTGCCAACGAACCAGCAGTAGCTGCAGATTTGAACGAAACATCTCTTGAAGATGCTTTGATCAACATCGCGGGTTTTGTTGACGAGCGTGGTCTTAAAGTCGCGTTACGCGGCATGAAGTTGGTCCTTCCACGTCAGTTGCAATTCGTTGCAGAGCGTTTGATGGTTTCCAACTTGCGTGTTGGTACAGCGGACAATGATACGAACGCAATCCGTTCTATGGGAATGTTGCCTGAAGGTTATGCCGTCAACGACTTCCTTACAGATCCAGATGCGTTCTTTATCAAGACTGACGCACCTCGTGGTTTCGTCCATTTTGAGCGGACTCCAATGTCCACCAATATGGAAGCTGACTTCGACACAGGTAACATGCGCTTTAAAGCGCGTGAGCGTTACAGCTTCGGCTTTAGCGATCCTCGTGCGGTGTTTGGTTCACCAGGCGCAGCCTAAGAATAGATACAGTTTGTGTCTTTGGGGGCAACTTCGGTTGCCCCTTTCTTTTTGTTTTATTCTTCTGTATTGTTTAGTCATCCCTGACAGTCGCAAGGTGCGGCTGACATTTACCTAGACAGGAGATCGACATGGGTACGACAACTTTTTCAGGTCCTATTAAAGCAGGGACCATTAAAGAAACCACGGGTACAACCCTTGGATCAAATATTAAGAACACTGGTCAAGTCGTTATGGCTCAGACATTTTCAGTGGATCTATCTGGCGGAGCAGTAGCTGCACAAGTTACTGACGTTGTAATTCCTGCAAATTCTCAAATTATTGACTGCGTTATTGATATTATCACGGCGGCTAATACCTCAACAAACTTGAGTGTTGGTGATACCGTAGGTGGTGCAGCAACTATTTTGAATACATTTGCAAGTGGAACAGACGCGGGACGTAAATATCCAACTACGCAAGCAGGTGCTGCATTAGCATGGCAAGACACAGGCACAGCGGATATTCGTTTAACTGTTACTGGCTCTGCTGCAACAAATGCGGGTTTAGTTCGTTTTACAATTTTGTACCAGCAAAACAATAACCTCGCTTAATAGGAGGCTTTTATGGCAGGTCCAGTAACCGCATATAATTGGGTTCAAGGCACAACAGCTGCGATTGTTGGTCCGACTCGTTCTCGTCTCCGTCAGGTTGTAATTTTCGCTGCTGCAGCAGGCGCATTCACAATTAAGAACGGCGATACTAACGGAACTGTTCTTCTTACCCAGACGTTTCCCACAGGGCATCATGTTATGAACATTCCTGACGACGGCATCATTGCCACTGCAGGCGTTTATATTGATGCGTTTACGGGTTCGGCAAATCAGCTTACGATTATCTTGTCGTAGGTGCTGAGATGGTCGGCAGTGAGGTAACGTCCTTTTACTCTCAGACTTCGGCAGCGTTGGTTCAACGGCGCTGTCGGCTTCAAGGTGTGCTTTTGACATATGAATCAGGAGCCACAGGGCATGTCGTACTTTACGACAACGCTTCAGAAGCGTCAGGAAAGGTATTACTTAGAGTCGATGAAACTTCTCAAGGTATGGATGAAATATTTCTTCCTGGGGATGGTATACTAGCTAAAAAAGGTGTGTACGCTTCGATTCCCGATAACACTACCATATCAGTGATTGTGGAGTAGTTATGGCTAAGATCGACAAGTCCAAGATGAAGTGCAACAAGCCCAAGCGCCAGATTTCTGGCGGGAAGAAGTCTGTTGTGAAGGCGTGTAAGGACGGAAAAGAAAAAATCATTCGCTTCGGGGATGCCAAGATGTCCATCAAGAAGTCGGATCCCAAACGTCGTAAGTCTTTCCGTGCGCGTCATGGGTGTGATACGAAGAAGCTAGACAAGTTAACGGCCCGTTACTGGTCGTGTAAAATGTGGTAGGGCTATGAGGATCAACTCTCAGGATGTTTTCGCAACGATAATCACTTTGCTTTTAGGCTGGGGTGCTTTTCAGTTATACGGCATGAACGCCAATATGGCTGTCGTCAGCTATAAGGTTGATGAAAACTACAATATGATAAAGCCAATGTGGCAAGACTTTCTAGTACGGAGTGCAAAGCATCATGAGTATAAGTCGGATGTCTATGGCCCAACAAGTATCCAAGCCTCCACAGGAGCGGACTAATGGCAGAAAAAAAGACAAAGAAAGACGCTTGCTACCACAAAGTAAAAAGTCGGTACAAGGTGTGGCCCAGCGCCTACGCTTCGGGAGCCCTGTCGAAGTGCCGAAAGGTGGGCGCAAAAAACTGGGGAAAATCTACTAACAAAAAGGCTGAAGGCGGTCTTATTGCTGCGGTGGACAATCCTAAACGTGTAGCGCGTAATCGTTACAAAGACGGCGGGATGATCGCTTCTGGTTGCGGTTGCGTTGAAGAAAATAGACGTAAGAGTACGAGGACGTATTAGTGGCGAAGAAAAAGAACTCATTGCGTGAATGGTTCTCCCAGAATGACGGGAAGGGTTGGGTCGATTGTAAGACTGGCAAGCCCTGTGGGCGTCAAAAGGGAGAAAAGCGTAAGGGTTATCCGGCCTGTCGCCCTACTATGGCGCAGTGTACGTCAGCGGCAAAGAAGAAGAAATCTTCGAAACGGATTAATTGGAAAGCTAACGGCGGCTTGGTAAGAGTGTTTTGAGAACCTAAAGGAGTATGTTATGAAGGATCTAAGTGGAGACGGCAAAGTGACCAAGAAGGATGTCTTGATAGGTCGCGGTGTTATTGAGAAGAAAAATGGCGGGATGCTCAACGGCTATATGGGCGGCGGCATGATCAAAAAAGGTTACAAGTACGGCGGCAAAGTCAAAGGTTACAATGCTGGGGGCTGCGTCATGGCTGGCCGTGGTGGGTCGTTTAAAGGAAGCAGCTAATGGCAACTTCAGGTTCAAGAGATTTTAACCTCGATGTAGGAGAGGTTATTGAAGAAGCGTATGAGCGGTGTGGATTAGAGGTCCGCACGGGCTACGATGCTCGCACGGCTCGCAGATCTTTGAACCTGATGTTTGCAGACTGGGCAAACCGTGGGTTGAACTTGTGGACGGTCAAGCAGGGCACGATCACTCTTACCCAAGGTCAAGCACAGGAGACGTTGACGGATGATGTGGTTGATCTCCTTGATGTGGTGGTTCGTCGAAATGGCACAGACTTTGAGGTTGAGCGCATTAGCCGTGGCGAATATGCAACTCTTCCAAACAAAACGACTCAAGGCCGTACCAGCCAGTATTGGTTGAACAGGCAGATTGATCCTGTAATTAATCTTTGGGCTGTACCAGAGAACTCAACGGATCAGTTGATTTACTATTATGTGCGTCGGATTCAGGATGCAGATGCTTTGGTTAATACTACGGATATGCCCTTCCGGTTCTTTCCCTGCATGGTGGCGGGATTAGCCTATTATATGGCGATGAAACGTGCGCCGGAGCGTGTGCAGTTGTTGAAGACGGTATACGAAGAAGAGTTTCAACGCGCAGCGGACGAGGACCAAGGTCGGACTCCTTTGAAGTTGCAGCCTAGTCTGAGTTATTTGAGGGTATAATGGCATACGCTAGTGGCAAAAATGCTTGGGGTATATCTGATCGGTCTGGTCGCCGTTACCGTCTTCGTGAAATGAAGGTGGAGTGGACGGGGTCTAAAGTTGGCCCAGACGAGTTCGAGCCTAAACATCCGCAGTTGTACCCGCCGAAAGCATATCCAGACCCGCAAGCATTAAGGAATCCTCGCCCAGAGACACAGCTTGCCGAGCAACGTGCGGTGCAGTGGGGCTGGAACCCTGTGGGCTTTGCATATATTCCAGGGCTTAGTCCTTCTAATAACTTGGTTGCCCAAGGCTCAGTCGGAACAGTAACGGTGGTGACAACATGAGTTTTACATACGCGCAGCTTAAACAAGCGATTCAAGATTATACAGAGAATGATGAGACTTCCTTCGTCACAAACCTTCCTTTGTTTATTAGGCAGTCGGAAGAGCGGATCTTAAAGAACGTACAGCTTAGTTTGTTTAGAAAGAACTCTACCGCTTCAACTACCGCGGGCAATCCTTATTTAGCGGTGCCTTCGGACTTTCTTGCTCCGTTCTCATTGAGCTTGCGGGGTCCAGACGCGGACAGGTTTTTCATTGAGTTTAAGGATCCTAGCTTTTTGCAGACCTATACTCCGGACGACACGACAACTGGTGCGCCCCGTTATTATGGGGTATTTGACGTAGAAAACTTTCTATTGGCTCCAACGCCAAATGCTCCTGCAGTTGGTGCGAACTACACTGCGGAACTTCACTATTTTTATAGGCCCGTTAGTCTGACTGCGGGTGCTGATGGCGCAACGACTTGGCTCAGTATAAATGCTGAAATGGCGCTGTTGTATGGATCTTTGATCGAGGCTTACATTTATATGAAGGGCGAGCAGGACATAATGTCGTTGTACAATTCTCGTTTTAAAGAAGCCTTGGTGGGAATCAAACAGCTTGGTGAGGCGAAAGAAACTACGGATGAGTACCGTACAGGTAAAGTCTTACGGGAGAAAACGTAATGTTTGAGTTTAAGGTAGATATCAACAAGGACGCTCCTGTCATCGGGGTAAACACTACCGACAACCGGGGATTTACTCCTGACGAGTTAGCGGAGCAGTGTGTTGAGAAGATTATTTCGGTTTCCGATACTGCCCATCCAGGGATACGGGACCAAGCTCGTGCTTTCTCGAAGCACGTCGAAACGCTTGTTGCATATTATATGCGGCAGGCTATTCGCAGTGACCGCACAACTGTGTATAATGCACTCAAGGACGCGGGAAACCCCGAACTGGCTGAACTTATAAGGAGACTATAATCATGGCTTTCAGCGGAAACTATATGTGTACTTCTTTTAAGCAGGAACTGCTTACTGGTAGTCACAATTTTACAAACTCGTCAGGCGATACGTTTAAGTTGGCTCTGTACACAAACAGTGCTTCTTTCAATGCAGCGACTACCGCTTACACGGCAACTAACGAAGTATCGAACTCAGGTTCGTATGCCGCGGGTGGCGGCACACTTACAAATGTGACACCGACAACTTCTGGTACAACAGCGTTCACAGACTTTGCGGATCTGACGTTTACGTCTGCCACGATTACTGCTCGTGGGGCGTTGATTTACAATACCACCACGGGTGCGGGGTCTGGTACTACGGACACTGTTGTTGTTTTAGACTTTGGCTCGGACAAGTCTTCTACAGCGGGTGACTTCCAGATTGTATTCCCAACTGCTGACGCGACTAACGCTCTTATTCGTATCGCGTAAGGGGCAACCCTATGGCGAACATCACTGGTTGGAGTCGTGGCGAATGGGGGGAGGCTGCTTGGAATGAAGCAGTTCCTGTCCGTGTGGGTCACACTTTTAACGGGTGGGGTGAGTTAGGGTTTGGCACTACTTCTTGGGGCGGCGAAAAATCTACTCTTGACGCCTTGCAAGGCCAAGTTGGCGTTGCGGTTATTCGTGAGAATGTTTCGGTTACGGTTACGGGACTCGGCTCGGTTAGTGCCGTTGGTTCTGTTATTGCTAAAGGCAACAATAATGTTAGTGCCGTTGGGGTGTCCGGCACGGGTACAGTTGGTGATGTAACTCTTCGTACTGAGCAGAATATTCCAACAACAGGTCTTGAAGCAACAATGGCTGTTGGTTCGGTCACTGTTGTGGAAGGCGCGGGAGTTACGGTCACACTTACGGCGTCGTTGCTTGGAACAACGGCGCTTAACGGGGTTACTGTTGTTATTAACGCTTACGCCCCGGCAACAGGTCTTGAGGCTTCGGGAAATGTCGGCAGTGTCACGATCATCGAAGGCACGGGTGTAGATGTAAATGCTGTAGGAGTTGAAGCGGTTGGTGGGGTGACAGCGCCCACTATAATTGGGGATGCTCCAAATGTCCAAGTGACGGGACTTGCGGCATCAGGGCTTGTAAACCCTATTGAACTACGCACTTTCCAAAGAGTTCCTGTTAACAACATTGGCATGATAATGACCTCTGGAGTTGGATCGGTTGAGCCTAAAGGAAACGCGATTTTAAACGTCACGGGGCTTAGTGCTAGCGCAACGGTTGGTTCTGTGCTAGTTTATGATAACATTATTCCAAACCCAGGAACGTCTTGGACGCCTGTGTCTCCTTCTGGAGGAGATACTTGGACTGAAGAGGGACCAAATCCTGGCACAACTTGGACTGAAATAGCAGCGTAAAGGTAAGGAAATATGGCTACCTATACTACAAATGGCGGTATTACAAAGATCGCGACGGGCGATGAGTCCGGTACTTGGGGCAATACCACTAACCTCAACTTCGACATCTTGGACCGACTGACCAACGGTGTTGGTACAATTACGTTGTCTGGAACAACGCATACTTTGACAACCTCGGATGGGGCTTTGTCCGATGGTCAGTATCGTGTTTTGGTTCTTTCTGGCAGTCCAAGTGGGACTAATACAATTACGGTAGCTCCCAATGACAGCCAAAAGTTTTATGTCGTAAAGAACAACTCAGGGCAGTCCGCGGTGTTTTCACAGGGGAGCGGGGCTAACGTAACGGTAGCTAATGGCAACACGGCGTTTATTTACTGCGACGGCGCTGGATCAGGTGCCGCGGTTGTTGATCTTACGGCCACGATTCCTGCGACGGGTTCATTGCTTGCTGCGAATAACTTATCGGATGTTGCGAATGCAGGAACCTCACGAACAAATCTAGGCGTGGCAGTTGGGTCAGATGTATTGGCGTATGACGCTAACTTGCAGGCATTTGTAACTGCGCTTACTCTGCCGACATCGGATGGCACAAGCGGTCAGGCATTAGTTACTGACGGAAGCGGCACTATTAGTTTTGGTAGTG